AATTCTTGTGTACTCATTGCTTGCCATATAGTCAAAGGTGAAGCCATTGCTTCAGCAATTGGTTGACATGAGCAAATCATATCAGGGTTACCACATACTTCACAGAATCCACAAGTATCCAATTTTGTTTGAATATTCATCTGTGTAATCTGTCGCTGTTTATGCAATTGTACATCTTTTACAATAAAAGAACACATAGCATGAAAATCATGTGCTTCATCATCATAAGAGTTCCATTCTTTGCGGGGAATAATATCCCACACAATCGTGGATCCACCTTCAGATGTTGGTTCAATATGACTAAAACGTTTTAAAGTCAAACGATACACATCAAATCGCAATGTGTCTTGTTTCGTTAATCCTCCAAAAGCATTCTGAAATTCTTCTCTTATCTCTACTTCTACATCAAGAGCAAATCGTCGGAGAATACTTTCAGGACATACTGAACATTCAACAGCACGAATGGTTTCATCATTCGTGGTGACAATCAAAGCATCATTACCTGGATAATATTTGCCCTTTTTATCAGCTTCTGCTTTCTCTAAAGGACGTGGTACAGTATTAACATAATTTAACAACCGATCATAGTTCGGTTTATTATTTTTGTTATTTGCCACATCATCAGCAACAATAATTTTATGTGATGGTTCAATAGTTGATTCATATCGTTCATCAATATTAGTGAATACGATATTACCTCTTTCGTTTGCATCTCGACCATAAGTATTTAATAAGGTTTTTGAAATGAGTTTAACCATCGTGGATTTTCCGCAACTAGAAGGACCTGCCATTTTAATAGCATAGGCTTCTTCTTTCGCAGGTGCATCAGCTTTACGGGCCCAAATGTTGGCTTGCATTTCTGACAACTTACGAACAAAATTAGAAACAGACATTCTTTGTTGTGCACTCGTACATCTTATTATCAACTTTTTAGCATTATCAAGAGCGACTTTTAATCTACTCTCGTATTGCTCTATAGTCATATTATAAATATTACGCAGTTCAATTTCTTGTCCTGATAAAACAAAACTATAAGCTTGTTCAAGTTCACGTACTTCCACTTCAAAAACTTTTGATTCATCTTTACCAAGAAAAATTTGTGACCATTTCCCGGTACAAATATTTTCCCAATGTCCTGATACAAATCGAAATGCTTCAAAAGCCATCTCAATTATATCAGTAATCTGTGGTAAATGTTTTCGAAATTCAAGAAATTTGGCACAAATAGTCTCAAGATCAAAAGTTTCAATAGCAATAAGTTGTTCACTTGCTGCATAAAGAACCATAATCTTAGCATAAAAATTTGAAATATTGTCCAAATCATATCATTTAAGAAATCGTCAGCTCCTTTGAAAAACGATAAAATGTAATCTGTATAAGAAAACTTATCATCTTGAGAAACAACGAGTCCAAAAGCTTTTTGAAACCAACTTAAAGCAAGATCGGCATAATCTTGTTTAAAGTGGCGAATGAAAAAGGATGAAATGTTCAAAAGAACACCATCCCATACTGGGTTTTTGTAGATGTTGTATAATGTCATGAGTAAATCGATAAGAAATTTAAGTGTTTTCTCA